ATGCCTGTGAAAATCCGCATTGAGTGCCACATGCCGGATCGCCGTCGCCGTGACCTGGATAATCTGCAAAAAGCCGCTTTTGACGCACTCACTAAAGCAGGTTTCTGGCTGGATGATGCTCAGGTCGTTGATTACCGCGTTGTGAAGATGCCTGTTACCAAAGGTGGGAGGCTGGAACTGACCATCACCGAAATGGGGAATGAATGATGTTTGAGTTTAATATGGCAGAACTTCTTCGCCACCGCTGGGGGCGTCTGCGCTTATATCGTTTCCCCGGTTCTGTTTTGACCGATTACCGAATACTGAAGAATTACGCCAAAACACTGACAGGAGCAGGAGTATGAAGTCAGAGATAACAATCAACTAATACTGTTTTGTTGATTTTTGCTTGTAATTGGCGTTCTGGTCTGATTTTTGTGGAGTAAGTTGATGCGTGATATTCAGATGGTTCTTGAGCGTTGGGGAGCGTGGGCGGCTAATAATCATGAAGATGTGACCTGGTCGTCCATTGCCGCCGGTTTTAAGGGATTAATTACTTCAAAAGTAAAATCTCGCCCGCAATGTTGTGACGATGATGCGATGATCATTTGCGGGTGCATGGCCCGTCTGAAAAAGAACAACAGCGATTTGCACGATTTATTAGTAGATTATTATGTAGTCGGTATGACATTCATGTCACTGGCAGGTAAGCATTGCTGCTCTGATGGTTATATCGGGAAAAGGTTACAGAAGGCTGAGGGCATAATTGAAGGGATGTTAATGGCATTAGATATCCGGTTAGAGATGGATATCGTTGTTAATAACTCTAATTAATATGCCAATTGTTTACTAAAAATTATTAAAAATGGGGCGTTGAGACGCCCCCAAAAATAAAGGGTAATATATAACAGAAGGTTTATATAGTTAGAAGCAAGGTTGTGCTTCTAAAGGAAGTGGCTTGAGGGAGCCACTTATATGTTGGGGAGGCAACGCCTCCCGCAACATATCTTTTTCGTAATCAGATTAGAACTGGTAAACCAGACCTACAGCAACGATGTCATCAGTGCTTACACCGAGTGCTTTAGTGAAGTCATTTTTGTCAAGCAGGTTGATTTTGTAATCAACGAAAGTAGACATATTTTTGTTGAAGTAATAGGTTGCACCTACATCAACATATTTGACTAAGTCCTGATCGCCCCATACTCCAAGATCCTTACCTTTAGATTGCAGGTAAGCAACGGACGGACGCAGACCGAAATCGAACTGATATTGTGCAACAGCTTCGAAGTTTTGGGCTTTATTAGCAACGAAGTGATCAGCAAATACAGTCATATTCTGGGTTTCAGAATAGGTAGTGGCCAGGTAAATGTTGTTAGCGTCATATTTCAGACCTGCGGCCCAAACTTCTGCATTTTTACCGGAAGCAAATACTTCAGGAAGAACTTTCCCTGCATTAACTTGAGTGTCGGTACGATCAGATTTCGCATAAGTTGCACCGATACCGAATCCTTCGTATTCATAGGTAGCAGAGAAACCGAAGCCATCACCGTTACCTTCAGTGTAGTTATCGAAATCGCTACGATCGTTTTTGCCTTGGTACTGAGCAGCAAAGTTCAGACCATCAACCAGACCAAAGAAGTCGTTGTTACGATAGGTTGCAACACCAGTGGTGCGACCAGTCATGAACACATCTGTTTGGGTCCAGGTATCGCCACCGAATTCTGGCAGAACGTCAGTCCACGCACCGATGTCGTATGCTACACCGTAGTTACGGCCGTAATCGATTGAGCCGTAGTCACCGAATTTCAGGCCTGCAAATGCAAGACGGGTTTTGTCTTTGGAGGAACCTTGAGATTCAGCGCGGTTGCCTTTGAATTCATATTCCCACTGACCGAAACCAGTCAGTTGATCGTTGATTTGGGTTTCACCTTTGAAGCCAAGACGGGCATAAGTAGTATCACCATCATCTGCATCATTAGAGGAGAAGTAGTGCTTAGCATTAACTTTCCCGTACAGATCCAGCTTGTTACTGTCTTTATTATAAATTTCAGCTGCCTGAGCAGACATCGCCATCAGTACTGATGCAGCTACAGCAGAAATTGCCACTGTTAATTTTTTCATCGTGAGCCCTTTTTTTTGAACTATTATTAAAAAATGATGTCACTGCGCGATAAATATTCATCTAATCAATATGATTATTTCAAGATGTAAGTTTTGGTTTCTCGTTTGATTTGTGAAGTAGATCTCTATTTTTATCTGAACTTTTTTCTATCGAATCCTATTCATGGCTCTTGGCTGAATAAAAATAAATCTATTAGCCAATTTATATTAACGGCTGTTATTTATAAGTGCTCTATGATTTGAAGGTTCAATTTAAATCGGCTAAAAATAACACTGGAAATTATTTATTGGTTATTTGTTGAGGTTTTCTTATGTATTTGTGGTGATGTTTTGAACACTCGGTAGCATTCTCATAAATATCATTCAGTGGTTTACGTACGTAAAAAATTGGTTATGCTGTTAAGAGTGGTTACTTCGTCACACAGCTTAAACCCGCCGTCGAGCTGGTTTTTCCATTTTTTGAGTCTCGATATTAGCTGATAACTCAATACCTGAGTTATTCACTGACTCGGAGTCAGTTACGTTTCTGCTTTTTTGCGATACGTTGTATTCCCTCAATTTACACCCGCTTTGTCTGCGAGGTGGGGTTATGAAATTCATGGATAAGTTAACAACTGGAGTCGCCTATGGCACCTCAGCAGGTAGTGCCGGTTACTGGTTTTTACAGCTGCTCGATAAAGTCACTCCCTCACAGTGGGCAGCAATAGGTGTGCTGGGTAGCCTGGTATTTGGCCTGCTGACGTACCTGACAAACCTTTATTTCAAGATTAAAGAAGATAAGCGCAAGGCTGCGAGAGGTGAATAATGCCTCCATCATTACGAAAAGCCGTTGCTGCTGCTATTGGTGGCGGAGCAATTGCTATAGCATCAGTGTTAATCACTGGCCCAAGTGGTAACGATGGTCTGGAAGGTGTCAGCTACATACCATACAAAGATATTGTTGGTGTATGGACTGTATGTCACGGACACACCGGAAAAGACATCATGCTCGGTAAAACGTATACCAAAGCAGAATGCAAAGCACTCTTGAATAAAGACCTTGCCACTGTCGCCAGACAAATTAACCCGTATATCAAAGTCGATATACCGGAAACAACGCGCGGCGCTCTTTACTCATTCGTTTACAATGTGGGTGCTGGCAATTTTAGAACATCGACGCTTCTTCGCAAAATAAACCAGGGCGATATCAAAGGCGCATGTGATCAGCTGCGTCGCTGGACATACGCTGGCGGTAAGCAATGGAAAGGCCTGATGACTCGTCGTGAGATTGAGCGTGAAGTCTGTTTGTGGGGGCAACAGTGAGCAGAGTAACCGCGATTATATCCGCTCTGATTATCTGCATCATCATCAGCCTGTCATGGGCGGTCAATCATTACCGTGATAACGCAATCGCCTACAAAGCCCAGCGCGACAAAAATGCCAGAGAACTGAAGCTAGCGAACGCGGCAATTACTGACATGCAGATGCGTCAGCGTGATGTTGCTGCGCTCGATGCAAAATACACGAAGGAGTTAGCTGATGCGAAAGCTGAAAATGATGCTCTGCGTGATGATGTTGCCGCTGGTCGTCGTCGGTTGCACATCAAAGCAGTCTGTCAGTCAGTGCGTGAAGCCACCACGGCCTCCGGCGTGGATAATGCAGCCTCCCCCCGACTGGCAGACACCGCTGAACGGGATTATTTCACCCTCAGAGAGAGGCTGATCACTATGCAAAAACAACTGGAAGGAACCCAGAAGTATATTAATGAGCAGTGCAGATAGAGCTGACCATATCGATGGGCAACTCATGCAATTATTTTGAGCAATACACACGCGCTTCCAGCGGAGTATAAATGCCTAAAGTAATAAAACCGAGCAATCCATTTACGAATGTTTGCTGGGTTTCTGTTTTAACAACATTTTCTGCGCCGCCACAAATTTTGGCTGCATCGACAGTTTTCTTCTGCCCAATTCCAGAAACGAAGAAATGATGGGTGATGGTTTCCTTTGGTGCTACTGCTGTCTGTTTGTTTTGAACAGTAAACGTCTGTTGAGCACATCCTGTAATAAGCAGGGCCAGCGCAGTAGCGAGTAGCATTTTTTTCATGGTGTTATTCCCGATGCTTTTTGAAGTTCGCAGAATCGTATGTGTAGAAAATTAAACAAACCCTAAACAATGAGTTGAAATTTCATATTGTTAATATTTATTAATGTATGTCAGGTGCGATGAATCGTCATTGTATTCCCGGATTAACTATGTCCACAGCCCTGACGGGGAACTTCTCTGCGGGAGTGTCCGGGAATAATTAAAAACGATGCACACAGGGTTTAGCGCGTACACGTATTGCATTATGCCAACGCCCCGGTGCTGACACGGAAGAAACCGGACGTTATGATTTAGCGTGGAAAGATTTGTGTAGTGTTCTGAATGCTCTCAGTAAATAGTAATGAATTATCAAAGGTATAGTAATATCTTTTATGTTCGTGGATATTTGTAACCCATCGGAAAACTCCTGCTTTAGCAAGATTTTCCCTGTATTGCTGAAATGTGATTTCTCTTGATTTCAACCTATCAAAGGACGTTTCTATAAGATGCGTATTTCTTGAGAATTTAACATTTACAACCTTTTTAAGTCCTTTTATTAACACAGTGTTATCGTTTTCTAACACAATGTGAATATTATCTGTGGCTAGATAGTAAATATAATGTGAGACATTGTGACGTTTTAGTTCAGAATAAAACAATTCACAGTTTAAATCTTTTCGCACTTGATCGAATATTTCTTTAAAAATGGCAACCTGAGCCATTGGTAAAACCTTCCATGTGATACGAGGGCGCGTAGTTTGCATTATCGTTTTTATCGTTTCAATCTGGTCTGACCTCTTTGTGTTTTGTTGATGATTTATGTCAAATATTAGGAATGTTTTCAATTAATAGTATTGGTTGTGTAACAAAGTGCGGTCCTGCTGGCATTCTGGAGGGAAATACAACCGACAGATGTATGTAAGGCCAACGTGCTCAAATCTTCATACAGAAAGATTTGAAGTAATATTTTAACCGCTAGATGAAGAGCAAGCGCATGGAGCGACAAAATGAATAAAGAACAATCTGCTGATGATCCCTCCGTGGATCTGATTCGTGTAAAAAATATGCTTAATAGCACCATTTCTATGAGTTACCCTGATGTTGTAATTGCATGTATAGAACATAAGGTGTCTCTGGAAGCATTCAGGGCAATTGAGGCAGCGTTGGTGAAGCACGATAATAATATGAAGGATTATTCCCTGGTGGTTGACTGATCACCATAACTGCTAATCATTCAAACTACTTAACCTGTGACAGAGCCAACACGCAGTCTGTCACTGTCAGGAAAGTGGTAAAACTGCAACTCAATTACTGCAATGCCCTCGTAATTAAGTGAATTTACAATATCGTCCTGTTCGGAGGGAAGAACGCGGGATGTTCATTCTTCATCACTTTTAATTGATGTATATGCTCTCTTTTCTGACGTTAGCCTCCGACGGCAGGCTTCAATGACCCAGGCTGAGAAATTCCCGGACCCTTTTTGATCAAGAGCGATGTTAATTTGTTCAATCATTTGGTTAGGAAAGCGGATGTTGCGGGTTGTTGTTCTGCGGGTTCTGTTCTTCGTTGACATGAGGTTGCCCCGTATTCAGTGTCGCTGATTTGTATTGTCTGAAGTTGTTTTTACGTTAAGTTGATGCGGATCAATTAATACGATACCTGCGTCATAATTGATTATTTGACGTGGTTTGATGGCGTAGATGCACGTTGTGACATGTAGATGATAATTATTATCATTTTGCGGGTCCTTTCCGGCGATCCGACAGGTTACGGGGCGGCGACCTCGCGGGTTTTCGCTATTTATGAAAATTTTCCGGTTTAAGGTGTTTCCGTTCTTCTTCGTCGTAACTTAATGTTTTTATTTAAAATACCCCCTGAAAAGAAAGGAAACGACAGGTGCTGAAAACGGGCTTTTTGGCCTTTGTCGTTTCCTTTCTCTGTTTTTGTCCGTGGAATGAACAATGGAAGTCAACAAAAAGCAGCTGGCTGACATTTTCGGTGCGAGTATCCGTACCATTCAGAACTGGCAGGAACAGGGAATGCCCGTTCTGCGAGGCGGTGGCAAGGGTAATGAGGTGCTTTATGACTCTGCCGCCGTTATAAAATGGTATGCCGAAAGGGATGCTGAAATTGAGAACGAAAAGCTGCGCCGGGAAGTTGAAGAACTGCGGCAGGCCAGCGAGACAGATCTCCAGCCAGGGACTATTGAGTACGAACGCCATCGACTTACGCGTGCGCAGGCCGACGCACAGGAACTGAAGAATGCCAGAGACTCCGCTGAAGTGGTGGAAACCGCATTCTGTACTTTCGTGCTGTCGCGGATCGCAGGTGAAATTGCCAGTATTCTCGACGGGATCCCCCTGTCGGTGCAGCGGCGTTTTCCGGAACTGGAAAACCGACATGTTGATTTCCTGAAACGGGATATCATCAAAGCCATGAACAAAGCAGCCGCGCTGGATGAACTGATACCGGGGTTGCTGAGTGAATATATCGAACAGTCAGGTTAACAGGCTGCGGCATTTTGTCCGCGCCGGGCTTCGCTCACTGTTCAGGCCGGAGCCACAGACCGCCGTTGAATGGGCGGATGCTAATTACTATCTCCCGAAAGAATCCGCATACCAGGAAGGGCGCTGGGAAACACTGCCCTTTCAGCGGGCCATCATGAATGCGATGGGCAGCGACTACATCCGTGAGGTGAATGTGGTGAAGTCTGCCCGTGTCGGTTATTCCAAAATGCTGCTGGGTGTTTATGCCTACTTTATAGAGCATAGGCAGCGCAACACCCTTATCTGGTTGCCGACGGATGGTGATGCCGAGAACTTTATGAAAACCCACGTTGAGCCGACCATCCGCGATATTCCGTCGCTGCTGGCGCTGGCTCCGTGGTATGGCAAAAAGCACCGGGATAACACGCTCACTATGAAGCGTTTTTCCAATGGTCGTGGCTTCTGGTGCCTGGGCGGTAAAGCGGCAAAAAACTACCGTGAAAAGTCGGTGGATGTGGCGGGTTATGATGAACTTGCTGCCTTTGATGAGGATATTGAACAGGAAGGCTCTCCGACGTTCCTTGGCGACAAACGTATTGAAGGCTCGGTCTGGCCAAAGTCCATCCGTGGCTCCACGCCCAAAGTGAGAGGCACCTGCCAGATTGAGCGTGCAGCCAGTGAATCCCCGCATTTTATGCGTTTTCATGTTGCCTGCCCGCACTGCGGGGAGGAGCAGTATCTTAAATTTGGCGACAAAGAGACGCCGTTTGGCCTCAAATGGACGCCGGATGACCCCTCCAGCGTGTTTTATCTCTG